CGATACATTCTTCCATTACGGTTCACAACTTCAGTTTGAAGAAATGGACCTTGAATATAAAGAGTCTTTTTGCCGTTCTTTTCTTCAGTAATGACTTGTACTGATTCGATTTCTTCGGTAATGAGTTTCATTATGCTTGTCCTGAAAGTTGAACTTGTTGAATGTATAAAGTTCCAGCACCAAGACCTTTTGCTGAAACTTTTTGTGATAATACTAAGTTAGCATCTGGCGATGAGAATGCAGTTACAATTCCAGAAGAATCATAATTGATCACTGCTCTTGCTTGATGATAACCATTTACTCCAGATGAAACATCAACAGAGTTGATTTTCTGATGGGTAAAATCATAATACGATTGACCACTTGCGGTTAATGATACGTAATCACCTACACCAAAAGGACATTGTGTTCCTTCTGGAAAATCAATTACGGTTGTTGTTCCTGTAGCAACGCCAACAACTCTATTCGATGCTTTAGTCAATGCTAGAGTTGCTGTTCCTCCAGATGGAACATAATAGTCAGTTACCACTGCTGCAGGATCTCCATCAACCTTTACATGAGCAGCATTTCCTACTGCAACAATTCTCAGTACATTAGATTGTACCGAAAATGCTGATGAAGTCGTTGCTGCTCCTGCTGAAAAATTAAATGAGGCACCTGCCCCAACTGGTCTATGAGCCATTATTTTTAAAATACACTTTTAGTTATTTATTAATTACTCAATCTTCCTCTTCTTCCTCATTATCTTCTTCAATTTCTTCCTCACCAAACATCACAGAAGCAACTGTTGGGCGAAAAGAATCAATTTTTTCTGCGGATTTTGCAAAAAGAAGTTCTTTGATTTTATCACTAATACTCGAAGGTGATTCGTCAGAGACGATCATATCCATTAGTTCATCCATTTTAATTCATTAATGAGTAACTGTTGTATTTATATTACGCCCCCTTTGGGCATCTCTGCTACCTTTCCACTTGCTTCTACTGAAGAATCATCCTTCAATTCTGGTTCCATTACTGGTTGTCCCAAATCCATTCCAGATGCTCCTGCAATAGGTTGTCCTGTCGCAGGATCTATTTGCATTTCTGCAGGATCTGGAATAATTCCATCTTTAATTTCTTTTTCAATTAACTTATTTTGCTCAAGAATTTCTTGATCAGTCTGACGAAGAATTTTTCTACGTAGATAATCTTGAGAGAAATACTTACCAACATACGGTTCGGCAACTTGAACCATAGATAATCTCTCATTAAGTAACTCAGTTTCCTTGAGTTCTGCGAAGTGATTATCGTATAGGAAGTCATATTGAATATGCTCACTCATAACTTCCCAATCTTCTGGAGTAATAATATTTTTGAGAATCAACTGAGTTCTCAACATATCATTAAACATTCCAGAAAATCTCTTTCTCAAACGTCCGACAAATTTGCTGAACTTTACTTCATCGCGGAGAATTTCTGATGAACGGCCAAGGTTGAATCCACCATCACCTTCCATTCTAGAGATGGGGACGTTTAGTGCTTTGTATAATTTTTTCTTGAAATATTCGATATCAGTAATTTCCCCAAGATTCTGACCGCCAGGAAGTGTTGAAATTTCAGTTCCTCTACCACCTTCACGGCGAGGAAGCCAGAAGTCCTCAAGCATACTCATATACTTTTTATCGTCACGAATCTCACCAGTATTTGCATCGTAAACTAACTTATTACGATAACGCATCATAACATCGCGGAGATATTGCTCTGCCTTTACCTTAGGGAGATTGCCAACATCGATGTAGAAAATTCTACGCTCAGGAGCACGAGACAATCTGTAGATAACAAGTGAGTCCTCAATCATTCGAAGTTGATTGAGTGCTTTAATTGCTTTGTGTAGATATGAAAGAGTTGATCCTTTATTTCTATCAACTAGACCAGAAGTGCAATACGTAATAGAATCTTTTGTAAATTTTATTCCAGCATTTCCACCTAAGGATGATGGATTTGTTGTTGGCCAACTCATCTTTGGATTATAGATGAAATACTCATCTATTTTTGGAAACTCATATTCCATCGGATTGTCCGATGTGATATTTGCCAATCTATACTTATTGTTTTCCTTTTCTGTCTTTTGCTGATGTCTAACAAAACGCATTTTCATTGCGTCAATATATCTCAGTTCTTGAATTCCTTCTTGAGGATTCTTAACGTCAATCATCTTGTGATAGTATAATCTACCATCAACATACCAGTTTCTGTAAATTTCGTGAGATTTTTTATCAAAATCCAAAAGATCTAGAATATATTTGAATTCGTCTCTAATTTTTTTCTTTATACCATCACTGGCATTTAAATTATCCAGATCAATTTGAACTGGACTATCATTAGTATCACTAACAATAGCTTCGTTAACAATATCTTCAATGGCACTATCAACTTCTGGATGAAGTGCCATTTCACGATATCTTTTTATCAAATCAAATTCTGTTCTATAGACACCTTCAATGTCTACATATGAACCAAAAAATCCACTAGTTAGATAAAAATCAGACCCGTCCTCCTTATTGGGAGGAACGGGTGAAACTGTGGATGGTGATAAGGGTTCTGTATCCTCTATAGAGAATCCAAATAATTTTGCCATTACTAAATTTTAAACTACCTTATAGTATTTATTACGACTCTGGATACCAATAATTTACTTGGAATTCGCAAGTGAATTCTTCAATAGTATCTGTGCTATCATATGACACATCAATTTGTGATAGATTTGTTGGGAAGATATCTACAAACTTATATTTTCTACCATCTTCCAAACCTTCATCTACAGAATTACCAGCACCATTACCTATCTTGGACTGCTTTCTCCTCAGTTGAACTACAGTAGCATCTTTCATGTAGTCATTTGGATTTTTCTTACCAGATCCATCACCATACTGAGCAACAAGTTGCATCCACTCTTCAAGAGGTTTTCTCAAACTAAAATCATCATCGTTGATGATAGTAACGGTCCAAGTATCAAATGTTCTATCACCCGCAACTTTAAAAGTTCTTCCTCTGAAAGGAACTTCAATTACACCAACGTTAGAAGCTGGTAGTCCACCTGCTTTACATAGAACTTTAAATTTACCATCATCCCAACCACCTACTGGTAAAGATGGAATTGAGATCTCAAATAAATTAGGTCTTGCACCGCCACCAGTTAGTTTTCCTTTAATGTCGGTGAGTTTTACGTCTGCCATCGGTTAATCCTCCTTAGTGTTATTTATTGAATAAAAATCAAACTCTTCCTGTAACTTCTTCAAAAGAAATTCCAGTTCTAGTTGCTACAAATGTTAGAGTAATGTAATTAATAGACTTAACTGGTTTCAAGAAGATGTCTGCTCTAAATTCATTATTATCAACAACATCGGGAGTGTTATTTGTAGTATCGCAAATAACTCTGTAATCATAAAGTCCTCTCTTGGATTGAATGTCTCTAAGATAAGGATCAACAATACTTACGAAAGCAGATCTTGTTGTTTCATCATTGATTTCAAATAGTTGTGCGTTTGCTGCACTCTCAAGGGCTTTTTCAATTGTGATGAAGAGTCTTCTGACGTTGATTCTATCAAATGCGGATTGATAACCAAGAGCAGTTTTATCACCAAAGAGGATTGTTCCAGAACCTGGTTGATTGATGATAGAGTTAACTCTTGCTTCATAAAGGGCATCTCTTTGCTCTTTAGTTGGGTTGTATGCCAACTTAATTGAGTTGTTGATGCCACCTCTCTGCTGACCTGCTGGAGAGAACCATGGGAATGCGACAATTCCAGTTCTAACCATTAGACCTGCAACATCACCATTACATGGAACATATCTAAACAGATCATTGAATCTGTCATAAGTGAACTTAAATCCACTATCAAACACTGCAAATGAGGAAGATGAAAGTGAACTGAAGAATCTAATAATATTATTTGTTTGAGTTGATGTGTTTGTTACGTTTACAACACCCTCTCTGTGTGGAGAAATTACAGCAACACAATCCTTTCTAGACTCTGCAATAGAAATCAGTTTATTTGCTTTTGCCTGCGATTCTGCCTCATCAGTCAAACTTGGACCATTGATTAGGAAGTCAACTTGAATTTCATTCTTGTTTGCAAATTTTTCATATGCAGTACTTAGGTTGCCAAGAGTTGCTTGCATTCCTCCTTGAGAAGAATAATCAACTCCACCACCAAGGGTATAAGTAGTAGCACCGATAGCAGCAAACGTTCTTCCTTGTGCAGTTTGATTCCACAGACCGTCAGCAAGAGTTACTTGGTTGAACGATGTTGTGAATCCAGTTGCAACAGGAGAAGTTCCGTGATAGGAATCGTTTGAAGTGGATGGGTTTCTACCTGCATAGAGGTATGCGGAATTTGATGCAAGGAAGTTCTTGTACCAAATCTTGGTTGGCGAATTTACATTTGATACGGAGTCTGATGCCTTAGAAAGGTTAACGTGCTTCTCAAGGATTGTTCCCTGAACTCCAGTTACTGAACCAAGATCATCAACTACAACAATGTGCATACCGTCGTTCTTTCCAGATCTGGAAAGTGAATATGCATTAGTTACTGGTTTTGGTGCAATTGAATTCCAGTATACTGTTGAATTTGATAATCCAAGAGTTTGTGCCTTATACCAGTCGGAAGCTGTAGTTGGAGTCTGGGAGGATCCTGTATTGATTCCACTATTATTGACAAAGTATAGAGTGTCTGAAGTATCAAAAGATGATGCAGGGCTATACTCAGAATAATCAATTGGTGATTCAGTTCCAGCTGTTGATACTCTAGAAACAACTTTGACGACTATTGAGCTTGAACCAGCACTGTCGGTTGTTACTCCAGTGATGATACCCTTTAGATATCCACCAATAGTAGAAGTTGTTCCAGCACCTGCTAAAGTCGTGTTTAGTGCAGCAGTAACTCCATATCCGATCTGCGCTCCAGTAGCAGAAAGATCGGTTGTATTAATACCAATGATCTGGTCTCCAAGATCATCGATGAAACAAACCTTGAGGTTATTTCCCCAACTTCCAGGATTCTTTGCTGCATAATACCAGTTTACAGTATCTCCACTGTAGTTGGCATTATAGTCATCGAAATTTTTAATTTTTGCGCTAGTTGTAGTAGCAGCTCCCACACCTGCGTTTGAGTTGTTAAGGGTGGAACCATCTGCTCTACAAACACTCAGGATTCCTCCATATGTGAGGAAAGAGGATGCTGACATCCAATACTCATACTGAGAATCGGTTGAAAGTGGCTTACCGAAAGTGTTAATAAGATCGATCTCACTGGTAACAGTGATTGGTTCTTCTACTGGTCCAATGGCAAAGGGTCCTGCAATAGCTCCAACGTTTGTTGTTACGTTATCAGCTCTTCCTACAGTCAAATCAACTTCTCTGGTAAGAATACCGGGAGATAATTGAGGAGTCGCCATGTTTGTTTCTCCGAGTCAGTTTATCTACAAAATATTTATTATTTTGATTATTTACAGTGGGGAAAACATGGGTGAACAGATCACCAGTCAGGATATTCCCATTTATCAAAAATTGCAGAAGTTATTCTGCCAGTAACCACTCTTTTTATTGTACAATCTTTACACTCATATGAGTAGGAAGAAGCAACAGGTCCTCTTTCTTTATGAGTTCTATAAAACCCATCTATTAAATTTTTATATTCTCCACAAACTCTACATTGTCTATCATTGAGTAATAAATGTCCAAGTCTAATTTGCTTGTCTAACTCCATTACATATACTCCCACATATAAGAACGATCCCCATACTCATCAACAAACCATCTATCACCATCTTTATCAATAAAACTATCCCCATCCTCTAGACCATCAGATATGAATCCAAAAGGTGACATGTCCTGTTCTATTTGATTTCTTTGCTCTTCGTATAATCTTTTTCTAACGTCTTGATCAGTGAGTTCTTTAAAATAATCTTGTGCAACTAACCATGCATAAATTACCAAACACATTGCTAGGTCATCATTACACCCTTCTTCTGCTTCAAACGAATTATGCTTCTGGACAAAAGTTGTAAGTTCACTAATGATTTCGTAATCATTAATGTATACCTTATCTTCTTCAATGATTGTTTTGAGGTTGAGAGATCCTACTTTTTTAACAGTCTTGGACATTTTAACGCCTAGTTGAGTTTTCTTCCCAGAAAAACCTTGTCCAACAATTTGACCAGCTCTACCTCTCATAGAACACATTAATAGATTATTATACTCCAAATCATATTGAATAATACTTGCTACTTGATCACCAACATCATTGACCTCGCATAAGATATATGCATTATTATAACTCTTTGCCACATCATGTATAATTGATGGGAAGAGCATAGGTTTAATTTCGTTATTTCTATATTTTGCTACTACTCTATGTGGGAATTGAGTAATGTCAACAACAACAAAAGCTGAGTAATCACTACCAACACCTCTTGCAACGTCAACTGTAATCAAATAATCATGCTCATCAATCGGATCTACATAAACATCCAATCCAGCACTTTTTGTTTTGGGATGATCATAAACCAAATTTCTAAGTTTACTTGGAGCAATCAAAGTGTCAACAGATCCTAGAAATTCGCACTCAAACTCAACCTTGAACTGTGCTTCAGAAGTGTTAGCGATAGTTTGTGCCTTCCAAGCTTCGTCTCTACCAGGAACTTCACTCCAGTGAACGTCGGTAAACACATACTCATTCTTACCACGCTCAGCATCGTGCCACATACGATAAAAATGATTCATACCCTTGGGGGTAGAAACGATAATTACCTTCGTTGATTTACCAGAAGAAATTGT